ACCGCCCCGACGCAACCATGACGATATCGTTGCGCCCCCATAAACCGAACAACGCACCGCAACGCACAACCGCCCCTCGGGCGGTTTTTTTTCGCCCGTCGCCAGGAGTAGCCCATGTCCTTCCTCACCCGTAAACGCACCGTCCTCGCCAAGATCGAATCCGTCTATGGGACCGATCCGGTACCGACTGGTGCCGCGAACGCGATCCTCATGAAAAACCTCGTCGTCACGCCGATGGAAACGACCCTGGTTAGTCGTGACTTGGTGCGCCCATACCTCGGGAACTTCACCCAGATCCCGGCCGCGATCTACGCCAAGGTCGCCTTCGACGTCGAGCTCGCGGGCTCGGGCACCGCCGCGACACCTTGCGCCTACGGCCCGCTGCTGCGCGCCTGCGCACTGTCCGAGACGATCCTCGCGTCACCCGTGACCGGCACGGCGACCGCGGGCGCGGCATCAGCGATCACATTGACGGCGACGTCGGCGGTCGACGGCTTCTATCAGGGCATGCTGGTGACCCTGACCGGCGGCACAGGCTCTGGCCAGACGCGCGGCATCGTCAACTATGTCGGCAGCACCAAGGTCGCCACGACCGACGTCGCCTGGACGACACCTCCGGATGCGACCTCGACCTACAGCATCGGTGCGAACGTGATCTATCGGCCGATCAGCTCGTCCTTCGAATCGGTGACGGTCTACTTCAACGTCGATGGCCTGCTGCAAAAGTTCACCGGCGGTCGCGGCACGGTCGCAATCGACGTCCCGCTGTGGGGCATCCCGACGCTCAAGTTCCAGTTCACCGGCATCTACTCGACGCCCACGGACACCGCCGCGCCGACGGTCGTGCTGTCAGCATTCACGCAGCCGATCGCGGTCAACAACGTCAACACGACGCAACTGACGATGCATGGCTTCGCCACCGCCGTCATGTCTGCGCTGTCGCTGGATCTCGCCAACTCGGTGACCTACCGCAGCCTGGTGGGCGGCGCGCAGCAGGTCGTGCTCACCGATCGCCGAGTTGCCGGAAGCGTCACGGTGGAATCGACTACCATGGCATCGAAGGACTGGTTCACACCCTCGCAGAACGCAACGCTGTCGACCTTCGGCGTCCTGCACGGGATCAGCGCCGGCAACAAGATTTATCTGTCCGCGCCCTCGGTCCAGGTGACCAAGCCTGCGTACGCCGACAAAGACATGATCCAGATGTTGACCATGCCTCTGTTTGTCGTCCCGGTCGCCGGCAACGACGAGTTTTCCCTCTGCACGTTCTAAGGAATCCATGTTCAAGCTCGACAGCACCGACACCTACACCTACCCGGTAACGATCGAAGTCGTGGCCGACGGCGGCCGCTTCTCGAAATCGTCCTTCGACGCCACGTTCAAGCGCCTCTCCCGCACGCAGGTCGCGGAAATGATGCGGCAAATCCGCGACGGCGAGATGACCGATCACGGTGTCGCGGCGGCCGTGCTGGTCGGATGGAAAGGCGTCCTCGACACCTCCGGCGCGGAGATCCCGTTTTCGGAGGGCGCACGCGATCAGGTCCTCGATGTCCATCCGGTGTGTCCGGCCGTGATCCAGGCCTGGGCCGATTCGTTGAAGGGCGGCAAAGCAAAAAACTCGTAGACGCCGCGGAGTTCTGGGCCCGCGGCGGCAAGCACGGCGGTCCAGGCGTCGAGGACGATCTAGCACTCTTCGGCGTACATCCCGAGGCGGTCAAGGCGTGGCTCGGCGATGAACCGGAAGGCCCGGAAGACTTCGATGTGTGGCCCGACAACTGGCCGACGCTGCAACTCTTCCTCACGCTGCAAACGCAGTGGCGGCTCCTGGTCGGCGGCGCGGGCGGCGCGTCATTCATAGGGCTCGATTACTCGGCGGTGCAGGCCGCAATGCTGATGCTCGGGATTCCGCGGAAAGAACGCGCGGAAATGTTCGTCGGGCTGTGCATGATGGAACGCGCAGCGCTGCCGGTCTTGAATTCACGCAATTCTGAGGAAAAGAAATAATGTCCGGTGCCGTTACCGTTGGTCGCCTCATCGTCGACATGGCTGCGGATGTTGCGCAGCTCAAGGCCGATATGAGCACCGCGGCCGGCGTGGTCGAGGCAGCCGGCACCCAGATCCAACGCGTGGCGGATGCGGCCAAGGCGGCGCTCATCGGGCTCGCTGCAGCGATGGGCCCGGCGATGTTCGTCGAGATGATCTCGGGGAGCATCGAAGCGACGGCCGCGCTCGAGAAGATGAGCGAGAAGACGGGCGCCAGCGTCGAGGCATTGTCCGCGATCCGCAGCGCGGCGAAACTCGTCGGCGTCGACATGGATGCGGTCGCGCAGGGCATCGGCAAGCTCGACGTGGCGATGGTGTCCGCGGCGGCCGGCAGCGGCAAAGCGGCGGACGCATTTACTTCGCTCGGGGTATCCGTGCTCGATAGCTCGGGCAAGATGCGCAGCACCGACGACGTCATGCTCGATGTGGCCGTCGCCTTCTCCAAGTTGGAAGGCGGCGCGCTCAAGACCGCCGACGCGGTAGCTATTTTTGGCAAGGCCGGCAAAGAGCTGATCCCGGTTTTGAACGAGCTCGGCACCGCCGGCGAGTTCGCCGCGACGGTGACGACTCAGCAGGCGGTTGTCGCCAAGGATCTCGAAGAAAACTGGACGCGACTCGGCGCAGCCGGCCGCGCGATGAAGACGATCATCGCGAACGAGATGGCGCCGGTGCTCGACGCGCTCGTGCTCACCTTCCTGAACGCACAACGGGAAGGCGGCGGCCTGCTCGGGACGGTGAAGGACCTCGCGGCCGACGGCACGCTGAAGCAGTGGGCGTTCGACGTTGGCGTGCAACTCATGAAACTCGCCGATGCGCTGATCGACACCAAGAACTTTGTCGTGTTTCTCGGCGAAGGCCTCGCCGGCCTGGCGCTGGTCGCGAAGGGCACCTGGGACGTTCTCGCCGGCGGCCTGGCGATCATGGCCGGCGACGTGCAGGGCGGCTTGCAGCTTGTGACGCAAGGCGTGACCAACGCGAAATCGGCCTGGACCGGGCTGAGGGACGCCTGGTCCGACCTGTCGTTCTCGACCAAGATGCAGGACGCCTTCGTCGAGAACATGATCGCTGTCAACGGGCTGACCAAGGCGCACAAAGACAACGCCGACGGGGTCGACCATTTGAAGGCTGTATACGCCGACTACGCGTCCACGATCAACGGCCTGCAGTTGCAGCTCGACAAGCTGACCGGCACCGACGGGGGCTACAGCCACCTGCACAAGGCGGAGCTGCAGGTCGCAGCGGATCTCGCCGCCGGCAAGATCCTCAACGATGACCAGATCTCCCAGCTCTACACGCTCGCCTTTGCGCTCGACGCGGCGACATTGAAAAAGGTCGCCGATACCGCCGCGATGAAGGAATGGACCGCGCAACAGAGCACCATGACCAAGGCGCTCGACACGTGGCAAAAGTTGCAGGACACCGCCAACGCAACCTTCAAGACGTGGTCGGCGGGGCTTGCTGACGGCGTCCAAAAATCGAACGATGAAGTGCTGGCACTCGGAATGTCGGCCGGCGCGCTACGTGACATGAACGCCGTCCGAGAGATCGACAAGAAGACGCAAATCGAAGTCGCCGCACTGAGGAAAGCCGGGCTCGACGATTTGGCCGACGAGGCGCAAGCACAAGGCGAAACGGCCAAGCAGACCGTCATCGCCAACAATCTGAAGATCGATTCGATCAACGCCTGGCGCTCGGTACTCGATGCCGCGACGACCGGCGTCTCGAATTTCATCGTCGACTTCGCCACGCACGGCACGAAGGCCTTCAAAGACCTCTGGCAGAACTTCAAGACGTGGGCGCTGCAAGCGCTCGCGGAGATCGCGGCCAAGCAGATCATCGTTGCAATCGTTGGCCAGTTCACTACGGCGGGCGGCGCGGCCGCCACGGCCGCGTCCGGGCTTTCGGGCTCGGGCGGGGGTGCGGGCAGCCTTCTAAGCACGGCCGCAAGCAGCGCAACGAGCCTCTTCAGCGGCAGCCAGACGGCTGGTTCGCTGCTTGCGTCCGGCACGTCGGGCGCGGGTGGCCTCACTGGCCTCTTTGGCGCGAGCTCGACCACGGCGGCGCTCGCGGGTGACGCGTTCATGCCGGGACTGCTTGCGGGCACCGATGGACTTGCGGCGGGCGCAGGTGCGGCGGCAGGCGGTGTATTCGCGGAAGGCGCGGGCGCGTTGGCAGCGGAAGGTGGCGCGGCTGCGCTCGAGGCGGGCCTGTCGGCAATTCCAGTTTATGGATGGATCGCGGCGGCAGCGATCGCGGCTTATTTTGCGTTTGCAAAAAAAGGCGGCGGCCCGAAGGTCGGCGGCGTTGCCGGAAGCACGTCCGGCCTCAATCAGTATGGCGGCGAGTTAACGTCCGAAGGCAACGCGAATGCAAACGCGTTGCTCGCAGAAATCCAAAAGACGTACGCGGCCGACTTTACCTCGCTCGGCGGTACCGGCACCGGCAGCGCCAATTTCGGAATTAGTTTCGACACCGATCCGCAAGGCACCGCGCAATCGCGCCTGTCTGGCGGCGTCGACGTCAACGGGCGTTCCGTGTACTCGCTGACGGATATGGATTCTGGTCGGGACGCTGGCTCGCTTGCGTCGGGGGCAAGCCTCGTCAGTTCGCGCGAGGTCCTGGCCGGGCTGCAGGGCTCGAACCTGCCACCGGCGGTCTTGGCGATCCTGGCGCGGCTCGACGCGAACACGGCGACGAATGCGCAAATCGCGGACGCGCTCAACGCTGCGGCGGCGGCGAACACGGCGGCGGCGAAAAACAATCAAGCGTCGTCCGGCATTTGGCAATCGACGATAAGCAATCCCTACACGGGATGGCAAACGGCGCCCGGGCCGTGACCGATGCTCAGTTTTCCGCATGGCTGCTCTCAGAAACCGCGGTCCGCTGCACGCTCGTCGAGGCCGTCTATCGCGACACGGTAACCGGCAGCATCGGCACCGAGTACATGGCGACGATGCCCTTCGTGTCGCTGCCCTCGGACTCGCCGGCGAATCAGTCGTACGCGGCGCGGATCAAGTCGATCCCCCAGTTCAGCCAGGCGATGACCGACGTCTTGAACGGGGTCACGACGGCGAACGCCGGCACCATCGACGTGTTCTCGATCGACGCGGTAACCGATTCGTGGCTCTTTTCCCGCGACTGGGTCGGCCGCTCGATCACCATGCTGCTGGGCGACTCGACGTGGGCGCGCAGCGACTACCGCCGCGTCTGGTCGGGCGTCACTGGCGGCGTTGGCCTGTCCGGAACGAATACCTTCCAGTTTCAAGCCCGCGACAGTCAACACCTGCTGGCTCAGCCGACGATCGTCACCACGATCGCGACCGGCCCGGACACCGGGAAGCCGTGGCCGCAGGCGTACGGCATCTGCCTCAACTTGACGCCGGTGCTGCTCGATGCTGCGACGCACAAATACGGTGTGCATGACGGCAGCATTCAGAGTGTGGACACCGTCTACCAGGCCGGCGTTTCGATCAGTTTCACGCCTGGCGCGGCAACGGGAACCTTCACCCTGGCGTCGGCGGCGACCGGCACCATTACCTGCGACGTGCACGGCGCGAACCCAGGCGGGGTGTTCCTGCAAACCGCGGCGCAGCTCCTGCAGCACTTCGCCACGGTGCGCGGAGCGTTCCCGGTGGGCTCGCTCGACACGGCGGCGTTTACAGCGCTGGCGACGGCCTGTCCGCAGCCGCTCAACCTGGTCGTGCAACAGGTGGTGTCGGCTCCGTATCAGTTGATGGACCAGGTCGTGCGGACCGTCGGCGCGTTCTATTGCGTCACGCGGGACGGGTTGCTGCGCGCGACCCAGTTCACCCTGAGCGGAACACCAGCGCTGACCCTGCAGCCGCAGGACATCGTCGAGCATGGCCTCACGGTGGCCGGGGTCTATCCGCCGGTCACGCAACTGACGTTTCGCTACGGCATGAATTGGACGGTGCAGCAAACCGTCGACGCGACGGTCTCGGAGACGCGCCGCGCGCAATTGACGACGTCCGGGCCGACGGTGCAACTCGCCAACCCGAATGCCGCGAACTACAGCAAGACAGTCGACCCTGGCGTGCGCAATTCTCTGTTCGTGTACGCCGCGGACGCCGCGGCCGAAGCGACGCGGCAAATGGCGATCTGGGGCGTCACGCGCTACCAGTTCGCCCCGCAGACCTTCAACGCGCCCGCGCGCGTGAACATGGGCGACCTCGTCACGCTGATCCATCCGCGCTACGGCCTCGCGGCCGGCCGCACCGGCGCGGCGGTGTCGATCGCCGACAAGCCGTCCAAGAAACGAATCGACCTCGGCATCCTGATATGAGAATCCTTGCCATCAATGCCGGCGACACCGCGACGCTCGTGGCCACGCCGGCGATGGTGGCCACGCTGCCGGTGTCGAACCTGCAGACACAGTACCGCGAGCAGGTCGCGCGCTCGGTCAACTGTGACAGCCAACTGATCGAGGCGTCGTGGACCGCGCCGACGATCTTGAGCTGCGTCTGCCTGTACCGCACGAACTTCAGTTCGACGGCGACGTGGCAGGTGGACATCTACACCGACGCCACGATGTCGACGCTGCTCTACACGTCGGGCTCGCTTTACGCGTCGCGGCCGAAGGCCTTGGGCGAGCTCTTGTGGGGCTTCGATCCGCTCGGCGCCACGCTCTACACCGGCTTCGGCTCGACGATCTCGACCTTGTGGTTCACGCCGGTCATCGCGACCTACATGCGCATCGTGGTGCAGGATCCGGCGAACAAGGACGGCTACCTTCAGGCGGCGCGGCTCTTCACGGGCCAGTACTTCGAACCGTCGGCGGTAGCACCCGAGGCCGGGGCGACCCTTGCCTGGAACGAAACGACGGTGAACAACCGCACCGAGGGCGGGACGTTGCGCTCGGAGCCGGGTACCAGCTACCGCGTCCTAAGCCTGAAGCTCGGCTTGATGATCGCCGCTGACCGGGTGCGGATCTCCGACATGCTGCGCATCACCGGCATGAAGGGTGACGGCTTCATCTCCGTGTTCCCGAATACCGGCGACGCGCTCGAGCGCGATCACCAGATGCAGTTCAAGTTTACCAAGCTCAACCCGATCTCGATCACCAACTATTTTCGGTACGAGTCGCAACTCGACCTCGAGGAAATCTGATGGCACTCCCCAGCACCGTCGTCTACGCCGCCGGCGACCTCGATTACATCGCCAAGCTCAATCAGCAGATCACCGACGCCAACCTGCTGTACGCGCAATTCCTGCTCACGCAGGCGAGCGCCTTCTTCATCGGCGCCTCGGCGACCTCGCTCCTGATCGCGGTCGCCAGCAAGGTGTTCACGCTGTCCGATGCGACCGCGCGGGCCTGGACGGTCGGCATGACGCTGCACGCCGCCTCCAACGCCAACCCGGCCAACTACATGGAAGGGCAGATCACGGCCTACGTGCATCCGACGCTGACAGTGAACGTGTCGGTCAACGGCGGTGCCGGCACCTTCGCCGACTGGAAGATCGGCCTCGCCTCGCCAGGGTCGATCATCACCGGATTCGGTCCCGGCGCGGCAACCGCCAATCAATTCATCGTCGTCAACGCCGCCGGATCGGCGATCGTCGGCAGCACGCTGCCGCGCGGCGAAATCGAAGACCCGTGCGCCTGGATGGGCACCGCCTAACCGCCGCACAGCCATCGCGTCAACCGCCTTCGGGCGGTTTTTTTTCGCCTGAATTGGAGCCACCCAAATGATCGGCACGCCGAAACCCGTAACGCCAGCAGCGCTCACCGCGTCGTCGGTCACGCAGTACACCGTCCCGGCCTCGACCACGACCGTCGTCAAGGAAATCCTGCTCTTCAACTCCGACTCGGTCGCGCGTGTGGTGACGGTCTATGCCGTCCCGTCCGGCGGCTCGCCGGCGGTCGCCAACCAGATCCTGCAGCGCTCCCTCGCCACTCTGGAAACGTACGCGATGACATTTTCGACGGTGCTCGCCGTCGGAGACACAATCCGGGCGCTCGCCTCGGTGGCGGCCGTCGTCTCGTTTCGCGCCTCCGTCGTGGAGTGTGTCTGATGACGAACTTCGTCAGCAGCATCCCGCTCACGTTCACGTCGACGCCCGATCCGCTGGGCGCCGCGCCGAAGGTCATTGTTAATGCGTTTTCGGCTAACGGTTGGCTCGGAACGAATATCGTAACCGACGTCCCGACGCTCCCGCCGCATAACGCCGTGTCGACCGTTATCACATACACGGCGGGCACGTTGAAAACGATCCTAAGTCTAACGGGGTCGGGCGCCATTTACTCGCTAACGGCGCGCATGGCCGACGGCACGTCACGCACCATGCGAATAAAAATCACGATAGATGGAACGGTCGCGTTTGATTCCACGTCCGGCTCGCCGACAGCGGTCAATTACGGCGGGCTAATCATTACGAACGACACTCCATTTGCCGTGTCGCTGTTGATCGAAGCGGCGACGAGCAACACAGAATCGGCGCCGTTTGTGTTTACGTACCGTTACCGCACCAACTAAGCCGCGACCATGCCCGATTCCCTTGCAGCATTGGAGCGCCTCGAAACGCGAGTGTTGGCCCTCGAAAAGAATGCCGAGCGTATGGAAGACACCATCAGCGACATCAAGCACGACACCGGGCAACTGCTCGATCTTTTCCGCGCCGGAAAAGTGGGCGCATCGGCGTTCCGCTGGTGTGTGGTGATCGGCGCGGCCTTCGCCACGATGTGGGTCGCGTTTCACAACAAGATCATCGGCTAACCCGTGGCCGACGCAGCATCCCTCCGCGCCGCACTGGCCGGATCGGGGAACTTGCGCGCCTTCCTGCGCGTCATCCGCGCCGGCGAGAGCAGCCAGAACGACGACGCCTACACGCTTATGAACGGCGGCGCGCACTTCACGAGCTTCGCCGATCATCCGTTTGCGCGGCAGAGCGCACCGCCCGGCCTAGCCTGCGGCGCGTATCAGTACATTCCCCACACCTGGCAGCGCGTCGCCGCATTGATCGGTGCGCCCGACTTTTCTCCGCCGTGGCAGGACCTGGGCGCGGTGTGCCTGATCGACGGCCGCGGCGCGCTCGCCAATGTCCTCGCCGGCAACCTCATCGCCGCCATGAACCAGTGCCGCGACGAGTGGGTGTCGCTGCCGGCGATGAATGCCTCTCACGCGCTGTCCCTGTTCCAGGGGTACGGCGGAACGCTCGCTTCCTCAGCTAGTAATGCATCAGCTAGTAGTACCGCGCCGATCGAGGAAGCCACGCCTGAGCCTGTGCAACAAGAGCACACGGTTGCAACAACAGCACAATCCCAAGGAGCCACTCCCATGCCTTTCCTGCCGATTCTCGCCTCGCTCCTGCCAACGGTCCTCAACCTCTTCGCGCCGCGCGCCGCGGCCGAGCTCGGCAAGGTCACGCAGCAACCCGCAACCGTGGTGCAGCCGTTCCTCGCCGATCTCTTCGCCAAGATCGGAGCGGCGACCGGCGTCGGGCCGGTGCAGACGGACGCCCAGGCAATAACGGCGGTGGCAGAGCTGCAGAAGCTCAAAGATTCGAACGCGGAGTTGGTGACGCAAGTCGAGAGCCATGCGCTCGACTATCTCGACAAAGTCGCCCCGCTTCTCGACAAGATCAACACCTACGATCAGAGCGCTTGGTCGGCGGAAGAGGGCTCCCGCAACGCGGCGGCCGCCCGCGCGATCGACCAGCAGAAGGAAGGCCCGCTCTGGAACAACCCGACGTTCCTGCTCGCCGTCCTGATGATGGGTCTCGTTTGCGTCGTCGTCGCCGCGGTGCTGTTCAAAGGGGGCTTCTCGACCGACATGCAAGCCTTCGTCATCGGCGCCATCGTCGGCGGCGGCCTGACGGCGGTTCTCAGCTTCTACTTCGGCTCGTCGCGTAATTCCGCAGCCAAGGACGCCACGATCAGCCAACTCAGCGCGGCCAAGAAGTGATCTACGAGCGCCTGCTGGTCGCGGTCCTCTTGTCCGGCTACGCCTTGACCGGCGACAGCGAGCCGATCGAAGGCGGCACCGATGCGATGGTGCTGGTCCCGAGGAGCGCTCTCGTCGAGATGCTGGGCAAGAACCGAGAGCTCTTCGACGCGGCGCAGGAGGCCGACGACGAGATCGAGCGCCTGCAGAAGTCGATCGACCTCCTGAAGATCAAGCAGGGCTGCGCCTAACCCATGGGAAACCAATGAGCAATGAACTCCTCACCGCCATCGCCAACGAAATGCGCGCCCTCGCCGGGCAAATCGACGCCGTTGCGGCGCAGGCTTCGCAAGTGGCCGAGTCGGGGCCGCAGCCAAATCCGCAACCGATCGCACAGCCGGATCCGCAGCAGCCAAGCCCGCAGCCGGTGCAGGATGGGAACGCGATCGTCCTGACCTGGGGTCAGCCGACCTCTTGGAAGTCGGTCGAGCATGGCGGCTTCGCCTGCAACGGGCGGCTCGCCTTCAGGATCGACGTACCGGCAAACGCTGTGCTCGGCGTGGCGTACCGGTTCGCCGTGTCTGAATTCAGCGGGCAGCCGACAGCGCGCCAAGTCACGCTCTCCGAGGCGCCGTTTGACTTCGCCACGCCCGGACCCGGCGGCCCGATCACGTGGTCGAACGGCAACAGCGCCTCGATCACGTTCGTCGCCGGCGGAAACGTGCAGCCGGGCAAGTCGTACTACCTCAACATCCGCAACTTCTCGCTCGATCTCGATGGCGGCCGCGGGGCGCAGTCCTGTCCCACGGGCGAGCTCGCGAACATCATCGTCAACGTGCTGCTGTGAGCGCCCTCGGCGACGCCATCCGCTCGCTGGCCGAGCAGCTTGACGCGATCGCGGCGCAACCCGCGCCGATCACGACGATCACGCCGGCGCCGATCGCCGTCCCCGCACCGGCGGCCAGCAGCGATCCGAACACGACCGTGCTCGCCCAGCACGAGGACGGCCCGACCTTCATGGTGAGCTGGGACCCGGCGACCAAGGCCACCTGGGTGACGTCGCGAAGCTACATGAAGCGCGACGGTGATGGCTCGTTCCTCAGTTTTCAGTCGCAGGACATGGACGGCACGTTCTTCGATTCGGTGCTGCTGAACGGCGGCCTGATCGACGCCACCCCGGGCAAGATCAACAGCGATCTCGACGTCATGCTCTACGTCGACGGCCGCGCCTGCGTCATCGCGCTCACCGGCCGCTACAAGGGCATGCCGCCCGGGATCATGTGCGACCCGCCGGATCTCTTCAACATCGGCAGCTCGTACGCTCGGTTCGCCGAGCTGTGGCTCACGCCCATCCCCTCGCCGGCGCACATCGCCGCGCTACCGGGCAATCCCAAGACGTGCGTCAAGGTCAGTGGCGGCCTCGTGCCGATCTACGATGCGTGATTTTCAGGACCTGATCGGCTGGCTCGACAAACAGCACCCGGAGACGGTCGTCGGCTCTGTTCCCGGCGAGCCGGGCAATCTGCCGGTCCCGATCACCCTCGGTCAGATCGTCGGCGCGCTGCGCGATCTGCGCGCCAATCGCGACAACCTGCTGGAAGAGCTCGACGTGCGCGACGCGACCATCGCCAAGCTCGGCGGCAAGCTCGGCGACCCGATGCTGATGATGTGACCCGATGGCACACTGGGCCGAATGTGCGTACTGCCGGGGCATCTACCGGCCAGAGCGGCCGTCGCGTTCCATCGGCCACACCTGCAGCCTCGAACACGCGCTTTTCCTGCGCAGCCGCGGACCGCAGGCCGTAGCGCCGATCCGGGTCAACAACGAGAACCAGGCGCGGCTCGCGGCTATGCTTCAGTTTCGGCTGATCCGCCAGAGGAAGTAAGCAGGGCGCGGATTTCCAACGCGGCAGCTTCACCGCGCCACGTCGAACCGAGGAAAGCCCGGCCGTCAAAGTGATGCGCCGCGCGCTCGATCCCGGCGGCCATGCCGGCGAGGAAACAAACGGGCTCGACCTCGCCAAACTCTCCGTACCCGTCCCCACCAAACCACGAATTGAGCGCCGCTTGAAGCGCCACTTTGTCCGCGTCCGTCAGCTCCATTGCAACCCTTCCGAATCGATCAGAAAGCGCCACAAGCGCCGCCCGATCCCATCCCAATCCCATCGAAATTCTCAGTCCACCTATGGACCACAAGGCATTATGAGTCCCCTGCTCTAACCGTCTGAGCTACGGGCCCGTCATAGTGCAGAAGGGTTCGGGTTGCCCCTCTTTTTGTTACGAAATCCCATCAGGAATCCAGCACCCCTCGTCTAGCCTATTTTCTTGATTGCCGCGCGCAGCGTCGTGTCAGCCAGGTGCGCGTACCGTTGGGTCGTCAGCGGGCTTGCGTGGCCGAGAATCTTGCCGATCACGTACAGGTCAACGCCTTTGTTGACCAGGAACGACGCCGCCGTGTGTCGCAAATCGTGGAAGTGTACATGCGCCAATCCGGCGCCCTCCCGGGCGACGTCGAACGCCTTGTAGAGCTGCCAGTAGTCCAGCCCGATCGGCAACGCCGACAGGTGCGGGCGCACGCGCTTGGCGATCGGCACCAGGCGCGGATTGCCGCCCTTGCTCCTCTCCACCAGGAGCGCGCCCAGCCGCACAGAGGCGGGCGTCAGCGCCAGGATCTCCGAGGCGCGGAGGCCTCCGTACGCGGCGATCATGATGGCCGCCGCACAAGCCGGCGTCGGCGCGGCCTTGGCGAGCTTCTCGACCTGCGCCGCGGTCAAGTAGACCTCGCGCTGGTTCTCTTCGGGGAGCCGGCGAATCCGGCCGGAGAGATTCGTGTCGATCCACCCGAGCTGGTAGGCGTGGCGGCAGGCGGCTTTCAACACCGCCAGCCGGCGGTTGATCGTGGCCGGCGAGAGCTCCTGCCAGTACTGCGCGGCTTCCAGGGCCGCGTCCGGCGCCTGGCGTTACGTCTTGCCGGCGAGGAAGGGTTCGCGC